AGCGTATTCGCGTTGCCATCTAAGTTTGTAAGAATAGCATTATTGGTTGCGTTGGATACTCTCGGCACATTAATAACTTGTGCACCATCAGAGGTACTAAGATTACCCGATACTATGCCCGTAGAAAGGCCTTCTACCTTCAGTAATTCGTTTGGGAGTAGTACGGTTCCAGATAAATTATTGTAAGCCATATAAGCAGTCTCCTTTTAATTAATTAGAAGACAAACCAATTGGCTCCATTAGAATATAAACTAATAGCAGGATTTGAACCGGTCAAGCTGTAGGTTAAGCTGCCGTCAATGCTGTATCCAGTTGCAGCATTGATTGTAATATTTGTTCCATCTATGTGACCGACTTCATCTTTGACAAGCAAAATTGAACCGGAGCCATATATTGATGCGCTTGGTATAAGAATCTCAACCTGTCCAGTTTGCTGTACGCCTAAAATATATCCCGGGGCACTGGCTGTGTAACTGTCAATTGAACAAGTCTCATACAACACATTAAGTCCTTGCACGTGCACAGCTTGTGTAGCCATGCTGGCGCTCAAGACATTTACCCCAGAAGCGCCGGCGGTTTTAACTAGAAGGCTACCAATTCTTGTATGTACATCATCATTCGAATTACCAAAATTAGTGGAGCCTGTGGCATCTATGATGCTGATATCTTCGTATTTAAAAATACTGGCGCTGACTGTGCCGGTTACTATCAAGTTGCCCGACAATACTAATGAATTAGGAGTATGCTCGCCATAAGATGCAGTGTAGTACATCAGGCGTGCTGAACCACTTGTCGCATTTGCACCAGTTAAAAATTGCAACGATCCTGTTGGGCCGGCAGCTTGACCGCCACCGGTACCATCACAATCTACATAAGCCCATCCAAAAGACATTCTTAGCCGACTCCTACAGAACCACTCCAAGAGGTACCACTGTCGGTATTAAGGCGGGCCGGAGCGATAGAAGTTAGGCCGGCTACAACATCAACATTGCCGGAACCAGACAGCCAAAGTTCAGAGACTTTTAATTCCAATCTCCCACTTGAAGGGGATTGTCCTGATCCGGGCGCGCTGCCCGATGCATGAACTCTAAAATACTGATTGCCCTCAACACCATTTTTTGAAAAGCCGACCTTAACATCTGTGCCACCGTGATTGACAACAGTGACCCATCTTGTAACTTGTGGGAAAGGCACCTTTGTGGCGCCGGCGCCGTCCATTCCGCGCGCGTCGATTGCGCCGGAAGCAAACGGGGTGCCGCTTACTTGGTAGGATGGCACGTTGTTGATTCCAACTTCCATATGCCATGATTTTTTATAATTCGCCATTTAAAAACTCCAAAATTTAAAACTATTCAATATAAATAGTACCTATTTCTTTCTATTACGCCTTTCTTTTGCGCGCTTGCGTTTTAGTTCCTGTCTAATTCTAGCCCTTTGAGCTTTTATACGCTTTTCTTTCTTCTTAACAGAAGGCTTTTTATAACGGCGCCGGTCTTTGACTTCTTCAATTATTCTTTCCTTCTTAACTTTTTTAATAAATTTTCGTATCATTCTCTCAGCATTGCCGCGGCACTCTCTTGATGATACTGATACATTACATTGTTTTTTCATAATTCACTTCATTGCATTCCATACTTTCGAGGCGCCGCCAAGCAGAGAAGAGATATCAACTCCAGAATCAGTAGGATCACCTAAGTCGACACTACCTGCAGAAGCCTGTTGTTGTGCTGGGGTCGGTGTTGTGCCTTCAAACAAATCAACACCATTGAATGCCTCATTACCGATAGCATCTAACATCTTCTTTTTCTGTTCGCTTAATCTTTTCACTTGGTCCTGTTGGCGCCTGTTATCTTGTTTAAATAGTTGTTGGGTAGTATTTTGTTTCTTTTCAGTAACCACGTTCACATTTCCCTGAAGACCTGTAGCTACTTCAGCTACTATGTTAGATAACAGGCCTTCTTCTATCAAAACTTCTTGGATACACTCTTTTACAAGCGGCTTGATGGCTTTTTTCAAATCACTCTTTTTCATTAAGAACCTCGTTTAGCAGCCGATTAATTCTATCTGCTTTGGTAAATACTTTATTGTTATAATCTCTAGCTTCTTTCATCATAAAAGCTCCCGGTGTTGAAGGCTCGGATACAAAATCAAAACAAATAAGTTGGAAATCATCTTCAACAACTGTGTTGCCTTGCGATTCGGAAACCGATCCCATGCCACGGGATGAAATACCAATACTTACACCGGCGCTTACCAGCGATTGCAAGACTTGTCCCGATGGGGTGTCAAGTACTTTCGCTTTACCCATGACGTTGTTTCCATCCCACCATACATCTGTCATCATATGCGATGCATTCTTAAGGTTAATGACTGAGTCGTCTGGGTGATCTAATTCGCCAAGGGCGCGGCGTTCTTTAACAAGTTTAGAATAATTAACCATTTCACGTTTTAAGACGTGCTCAGGATAAACGCGACCGTTGCCATTGACTGTATCGGCTTTTTGGATAATACCAGTAAGCATCATGCCGCCGGCAGCAACAAAGTGCTTCTCATCTTCAGTTAGCAAATCTTGACAAACGCCGCCTTCGCACAACTCATAGTATTCTCTTAATAGTTTCTGACCCATAGCTAACTTCCCTTGCAGCATCGCCTAACTGGCTGAAGCATCCACTTGTTTGTCCAAGTGGCAGGTGTCGCTATTTGTGTGTTTGTGTTCATGTTTTACTCCATTGTCTCCGAATATCATATTCAGTGTATAAGATGTTCCTGATGAAAGCCACCCGAGAAGGAAATAGTTTGCTACAGAAACCTCAAAACTAAATAGTTGTGTGAACGGAGAAAGTAGCATTAAAAACCACCCTACGTGAAATCCCATACACATCGGACAACTAAAGAGTTGTCCAAGTCTACCTTTTGTCGGTCTTAACCCGTTGAAAACTTTACCGTAAACAAGGATCTGTGTTAGGCCATAGGCACATAATATAAAAGTTAATAGTTCCATTTATGCCTCATCTTCCTCTAAGGCGCCGGCGCCGGCTATTAAAGCAGCTTCAAGACCGCCCATTATTTGATTTGAATTTGTGCCGGCGGTTGCTAATTTTGAAAGCGCATTAGTTAACCCAAGTGACGGATTACCGCCCATCGATAACATTGCGGCAATAATACCAAGTGCTGCAACCGGGCCACCAAATTTAGCTATATTTTGTGCATTTTCATTTGACAACAATACATTTATGTGAGCACCAACGGTTTGACCAAGTGTGTCGAGGCCTAATCCAAAATCTTTTATTACATTTTCTTGTTTAGCGGCCTGCTCGTCCTCTATGTCATTTTTTAAATTTAAAAAAAGCTGAGCGGCTTGTTTAACTTCAGGGTTCTTTAATAACGCAGTCATAACTTTTTTCATCTGCTCTGGGTCCGAAACATCAGCTATTGCATCAGCAAAATCCTCAGTTTTTTTAGGATCTGCAATAAGTTTTTCTACGCCAGTTTGCTCTATGAGCAAGAACTTGTTCCAATTTTCAATTAAAGTTTTCATTTTAGATTGTATATAAGTAACTCAACGAATATGGATCTCTAATAAATCCGGGACGAATTGAGCCCTTCTCGGTTGATTGTGGGACTTCACCCAGTTCAGTTGAATCTTCTTTGTCCGGGTGTATCAATTCATCATCTGCCATAGATACAATTGCCTCGGTCGATTCGAAGTATGGCCTCTCTTCGTCAATAAATTTTGATATGTTGATAAGTGCCATCTTTGCAGTATCCAAGTCTTCCTTAAAGGATTTCTGCATCTCACCTTCAATAACCCCGTAAAATGCGCCGGCTTGAATACTTTCAGGTATAATGAGGCCCCTCTTTCGAAGGTGTGCAAAAAGCCTGTTTTGTGCACCATAAACCAAATCGGTCATTGTTTCCTTTGGAAAGGCCAGTACCTTATTATCAGAGGGTGATAGTACTATGTCAATATCACCGTGATCAAAAATCATCAAATCACCACTCATACTTTTACGTATATCCATTTCTAAGCGAACAAGCGCCGTTTGATGGCCGCGGCCAATTTTAATCGTTAAGGCCATCTGAGAATATTTCCTTTGTTAAATCTTGCGTCTTTAAAACTGTGAGTAATACGTCATCATCTATTTCGGATGTTGAGAACGAATCTAACTTTTCAATAACCTTTTCGAGTTTTTCAGACATATCGTTATCTTCTTTAATTTCATTTACGGTGCGAGCTTCTTCTAATTCTTCTTTTAATCTGGTAATCTCTCCATTTAAATAAACCTTTAGTTCAAGAGAATTGTCAGTAAACGACGAGATATAATGTGTTAACAACGCCTTCTGTTCTTCTAATAAATTATCAGAATATTTTTGATTAAATCTCTTTACAAATGCCCCAACAACGACATTGTCGATGGAGTCATTTTGCGGCAACTCATCAGAAGTTATCATAAGTTGTACCATTTCGTTCTCCAACATTACGCGTTTCTTAGGGGTCGTTTTAACAGAAAACAACTGATCAATTGTTGCTAATGTTTTGTAGTTTGGAACAAAATTATTAAAAATGTCAGAATCGATTTGTTTGTTAATATCCCCAATCATCTGTGACTGAATTTTAAATAGGCCTGTGGGGTCTATCATCCTTTTATCCAAGGATGCTGTTTCGATTAGGCGTCGGGAATCCTTTTCTGACAGGCCTCGCGTTTCATACAGTGAGCGATAACAATCTAAATCTTTGCTAAGAATCGAGTTGGTGTTAAAATATCTTTTAACTATATCAATAACTTTATCTTTTTGTTCGTGGTCACCCTTTAATACTGCTGCTGTTGCCTCTTTAATAAGTGCTTCGTAAACAAAGGCAGTATTTCTTTTCTTGTTGTGCCTATTCTTCATCTTTTTGCTCCATTAGTGATTTTTTATCATCCAAGCTTTTTAAAATTGTTCTAATTGATTCGTTCATTTTAAACAATTTTTGTTCCTCCGCTTGCTCTTTCAATTTATAAATAGGTTGCTCCTGTTCATAAATACCCTTTGCTATACTAGGGATGCTGTTGATTTCGGATCCGGGGAACACATTCCTTGTTGTTTGGCTGCTTTTTTCGGCGCTTCGCTTTGAGGCATAATTGCGGACTCTTGGGCCGCTGTCTTTTCTTCTATCGTTTTTAACTGGGGTGTATGTGCTTTTTTCATAAGTGCGCCTGTCGTCTCTAGATCCGGGAGGAACAGCTAATAATGGCGACTCATCTCCACCACCTTCAGTACCGCCGGCGTCGTCGGTTCCGCCTAAGTCAAGATCAGTACCAACATCACCAGCGGGTATTTCTTCTGGTCCACCTAAAGCATCATCACCAAGGTCAAGGTCATCTCCCCCACCTCCTAAGTCAAGATCCCCACCTAAAGCGCCAGTTTCTCCAGCTGCTTGTGCTTCAGCGACTGCTTGGAGTGATGCATCGTGCTTGCGGTCGTAATACATCTCACGCTGATTGCGTATAAACTCTTCGTGAGACATGCCAAAAACATTTTCTGCCACCCAGCGACGAGAAAAATAGCCCTCTGTTGCCGAGCCAGCAATGTCAAACTTAGCTTTCCAATGTTCGATTTCTTGAAGCTCTGCAATCTTCGAGGGATTGTTTAACGACAGTTTGAAGCTTAATAGATCATCTCCGCGGAAACCAAGAGTATAAAGGTGAATAATTCCAATTTTCTCAAGTTCTGCTATAATAACTCGTTGTAATCTTTGGATTGTTCTTGCGAAACGAATGTCTTTCTGTGCAAGGGTTGTCTTGTCTTCAGCGGCACCCTCACCCATTGCAAGGTATGCTTGAGGAATTTTTAGCGCGGAAAAAAGCTTATCTCGAAGATATTTGATATCGTCAATTGCTGTAATATTTTGCGCGCCGGCTAAATTCTGGATGTCGGTCACAGAACCAGCGCGGACTGGGATGAAATAATCTTCTTCAATTGACATAGGGTTATACCGTAAATCAATACGGCCGGTGCTGGGATCAACAACTGAGTGTCGCTTAAGTTGGGTAACAATTTTTTCCATGTATTGTTCAACTTCATTCGGAGGTACTGCACCAACATCAATCTTAAACACGCGGCGCTCAGACGAACGAACAACACGATAAGCCATCATAGCGTCTTCCATAAGTGTTAGCTGGCGCCAAATGCGACGTGCTGGCTCAAGAATAGAAGTACCGTACGGTGCATACTTATCATTTCCAAGAACACGGAAGTGTGCAATCTGCCAGTTTTCAAATGTCATACCGGCTGAATTCCACTGGTACTGGACATAGCTAGGGTTAGTGGCATCTTGCCCTTCAAGTCTTTCAATTTCTTGAATTGGAAGAGAGAGGACTGACTTAACACCAAACTTCTCATCTATATCCATATATAAGAAGAAGTCTCCATACTTA